GCGGACTACGCGGCTAGTTACCGGAGAGGATCTGAGCCGCGAGCTTCCGTAGCGTCGCGTCGTCCACCCCGGCGCACGCCGGCGGCCGGGTCGCCGGAGCCGCCGAAGGGTTCGAGAGCGCCTGAGCGTAGGCGTGCTTCATCGCCGACTTACACGCCGCGACGTCCGGCTTCGGCTTCGACCCGCCGCAACCTACGGCAAGAGCCACCGCTACGACCGCGGCGACGGCGGCGAGGATAGACCTCATGCACCCGACGATAGCCGACTAACGATGGCCGATCCCGGGCTCGGCTACGACCACGAACAAGAACGAGCCCGCCAGCTAGAACGGCTCCGCGACGGCACCGACCTCTGCCCAAGATGCCGGCGCCCGATGGACCGTAGGCGACACCGGCTCGACCTCGACGACTTCCCGGCCCGAGTCCTCTGCGAGCTATACGCCCGCATGACCGGCCGGGTCATCGAACCGACGAAGCTCCTAGCCCACGCCCGGTGTAACCGAGCCGCCGGCGCTAGGCTCGGTAACCAACTCCGGGCTATGGGGATCGTCCGTCCGTCCGTAGCCCGGAGCGTCAAGCCACGGAGACGACCGGCCCGGCGGAGAGCATGGTAGACGCGGCTAACCCACCCGGCTTCGCCTACGCCGCATCGAGACGTAACGGCCGGACCCTATGGCTCCGCGACCTTACTATCGCAACCGCCCTGCTCGGCGAACATGTCCACTACCTAGACCGGGAAGGCCGGGCATGGTGCGTAACCGCTCAGCAAGCCGGGATCCTCTGGGCTCGGATCGGAACTACCCGCCGGACGAACCGCCCCGGCCCGCCGCTATCGGCCTAGCCATATGGGCAGCTACCCGCCCGGTCCCGGCCTGCCTCTGCCCGAGATCCACCGATAGGCGCTGGCTAGTAACCGCCCCGGCATGCCCGGAGCATGGCCACCCCGGCGCCACATGGCGCATCACCCCACAGTAACCAACCTAGCCAGTAGGGAACGTGGGGACGTCCTCCACAACAGCTACGAAACAGCCCCCAATCTGGGCATGATCCTCCACCCTAGCCACCATAAAAGAAACACGCCGCCATTAATCACGGCCGAGCAACCACCCACTAGCCTGACAGGCAGCAGCAACAGAACAAAGGCGCTGACCATTCTTCGACCATTCCCGGGACCTCCCGCAGCATGATCACAAACACGAAGAATGGCAGTTCAGGGCTGTGACCAGCGCTGTTGCCATTCCCATAAACAACAGCGTTTTTTCTAGAATGGATTGCTGAGGAACGCACTCGTCTATTCATTTCTCTCCCCGACGTGTTAGCATTTCTTTATACGGCCATTCTTCGCGCCATTATACGGGCGGGCGTAAGGAATAGGTCAAATAATGGCGGTGGGCGGCGCGCTCCACTCCTACGCGCTGTAACCGGCGCGGTTACGGCGTGTCGCGTTACGGTCCGTAGCGGGCGAAGGTGTCCGACACGCCGCGTAACCTCGGTCTATGGTGCTCGCGCCCGAGTCCGGCCGTCCGTGCGGGTGCCGGAAGTGCCGGCCGTTCCTTCGGCTCGCGTGGCCGGTCCCGCCGGGCGCCGAATGCCCGGTCTGCGGGACGGAGTTCTACCCGTCCGGGAACGAGTTCGTCTGCTCGGACCGATGCCGCGACGAGTGGGACGATACCCGGGCTCGGGCTCCGGTCCCGCGAGCGTGGCTCCGGGCGGTTATCGACCGGGACGGCCCGGACTGCGGGATATGCGGGTTCGAGGTCGTCGAGCCTTCCGGGCTCATGGGACCGAGCTTCGATCATGTCGTCCCGGTCGCCCGTGGCGGAGCGCACACGATAGCGAACGGGCAGCTAGCGCATCTAATCTGTAACATCCGGAAGGGTTCGAGCTATGGCGGACATGGGCGAGCCGGCGGTCGTTCCGCTTCCGGAGGTCCGGGTCGTCCCGGTCCGGTCGATCCGGCCGTACCCGGGGAACCCGCGGCGGATCTCGGATAAGGCGGTCGTTCAGACGGCGGCGTCGATCCGCGAGTTCGGGTGGGAACAGCCGATAGTCGTCGATCCGGACTTCGTCGTCATCGTCGGGCATGTCCGGCGGCTCGCGGCGATCCGGCTTAAGCTCGACGTCGCTCCGGTCGTCGTCGCGGAGCATCTTTCGGCGGAGCAGGTCCGGGCGTACCGGGTCGCGGATAACCGGACGCACGATTACGCCGTCTGGGACTACGGGCTTCTAGCGCGGGAACTCGACGGGCTCGACGGCGCGTTCGGCGAGGTGCTCGACCTCGCGGACTGGCGGAAGGTTATCGGCGGGTTCGAGGCGCTCCCGGCCGGGACGCTCGACCTCGAAGACGACGCGGCCGGGCTCTTCGGCGTTCAGCATACGGTTACGGTTCTCTTCGCGTCGGCGGAGGATCGGGACCGGGCCGGGCCGGAGATCATGAAGATCGCTGGGGTCGTCGATGTCCGTTACCCCGACCGGTAAGCTCGCCGGGATTCTCCCGGTCGCGATCTCCGGGAACCGGCCGGCGCTCCGCGACCGGAAGACGGCGCGGTTCCTAGGGTCGCTCGTCGGCGTGACCGCCGACCCGGTCTGGCTCGTCCGCGACGACCGGGCGGGCGGCTATGACCGGGACGGGTTCGAGGTCGCGACGTTCCCGGCGGATTGGGCGGAAGAGTTCGCGGCCGGGCATTGGATCGGCGACGTCCCGTACGCTGGGCCGGGCGGGTTCCTGGGCTGCTTCACGGAGCGGGAAGCGGCGGTCCGGCTCGCCGCGGAGCGCGGCTTCTGGGCCGTCCTTCAACTCGACGATAACCTCGCCCGGCTCGGCGCGTTCTTCGGCGGGCAGCCGGGGGTAGAGGTCGTCCGGCGCCGCGGCGGGCTCGGGTTCTACGCCGATATCCTCGCCGCGGTGACGCTCGCGACTAACTCGAAGATGACGGGAGCGTCACTCGACGCGGTCCACCCGGGTTCGCAGGTCGGCGTCTTCGCCCGGGCCGGGTTCCCCTACTCGCTTTTTATCGAGCGGGCGGACCGGGAAGACGAGCGGCTACCGTACTTCGGGCCGATAGAAGAGGACATCTTGCACGCCTACCAGTACGGGTCCGGCGCGGACGACGCGACCGCGGCGCTCGTCCTCCCGCTTCACTACCGGAAAGACATGTCGGTCGGCGGCGGGATGCGCCCGGGGTACGCGGATCATAAGCGGACGGTCGGGATTCAGCGGGTCGCGCCGGACGCGGTAAAGCTCGGCGTCCGGGCGAAGCATGCGAACGGGCGCGGCGGACCGCGGGTCTTTCATACGCTCCGGCCGTGGGCGTGGACGCCGCTCGCCGTCTACGACGAGCCGCTCTACCTCGCCGCGGCCGACGTGATGCGGGAGGTAGCGGGCGAAGTGATGGCGGAGCACCGGGAGAACTGCGCGGCGAAGGTCGCCCGCCGGGCGGAACGGGCCGGGAATGCCGGCGTCGGCTAGGGAACAGGCACAGGTCGCGGAGCGGCGGGCGCGGGTTCTCGCGATGCGGGCGGCCGGGGCGACTTTCCAGCAGATCGCCGACCAGGAGCCGGATCTAAGCTCGGCGGCGGCGGCGTGCATGGACGTTAAGCGGGCGCTCGCCGCCCGCGGCGCGGATCTCGCGAAGCTCGCCGACCATGCGATAACGCTCGAACTCGAACGGCTCGACGGGCTCGAACGAGCCGCACAGATGATCATGCGGCAGGCGGTTAACGGCCCGCTCCCGGATCCGAAGCTCGCGCTCCGGGCTATCGACCGATTGCAGCGGATCTCGGTCTCCCGCCGTCGCCTGCTCGGGCTCGACCAGGCGCAGCGGTCCGGAGACGGCGAAGAACGACAGGCGGGCTTTATAGATGAGATCGCGGCTAGGCGAGACCGGCGACGCCGCGCTCAGGGTTGGTGAATCGCGGCCCCGGTTGTGCTCGGTCCCGCCCGCCGTATCTTCCGCCGGGTCGGAAGCGGTGGACTTGGCCGGGCGCGCCGGGCTCGTTCTCGACCCGTGGCAGGCGTGGGTACTCGACCGGGCGCTCGCGGAGCGGCGCGACGGGAAGTGGGCAGCCTGGGAGATCGGCTTGATCATTCCGAGGCAAAACGGAAAGTCGGCGATCTTGGAGGCGCGGGAACTCGCCGGGCTCGTCCTCTTCGGCGAGACGTTGATCATCCATACGGCGCATGAGTTCCGGACGTCGCAGGAGGCGTTCCGGCGTATCCGGAAGCTGATCGAGGCGACGCCGGATCTCGACCGGGCGGTTATGAAGATGCCGGAGTCGCACGGCGAAGAGGGGATCGAGTTCCGCGGCGGGACGCGGCTCCGGTTCCTGGCGCGGTCGAAGACGGCGGCTCGCGGGTTCTCCTGCGACCTGCTCGTCTACGACGAGGCGATGATCCTGTCGGCGGATATCGTCGGCTCGTCGCTCCCGACCATGTCGGCGCGGAATATGGCGACGGCGGGCGGTACGCAGGTCTGGTATACGGCGTCGGCCGGGCTCGGGTCGGTCTCGACGCAGCTAGCTTTGATCCGGACCCGCGGGCTCGCGGGCGGCGACCCGGCGCTCTTCTTCGCCGAGTGGTCTATCGACCCGCACACGCCGTACTGCGAGCCGGGCTGTGGGGAACACGACGAGGTTTACGACGTCGAGTCCTACTACAAGGCGAACCCGGGTCTCGGCTATATCCACTCGGACGGGACCGGGCTGACGCTCGAAGCGGTCGAGCGGGAAGCCCGCGGCATGGACGCGGCATCGTTCGCGGTCGAGCGGCTCGACGTCGGGACGTATCCGGCGCCGAAAGACGGCTGGGCCGTCATTCCTAGACGGTGGTGGACGGCGACGGCTAACGACGAGGTCCCGCGGCCGGGCGCTCCGGCGTTCGCGATAGATACGACGCCGAAGCGGACCTTCTCGTCGATCGCGCTCGCGGGAGCCGGCCGCGAGTCGAAGGTCTTCCGGCCCGATCCGGACGGCGGAGTCCCGCGGGCGGTCGCGAAGGTTCATCTCGAACTCGCCGACCACCGGCCCGGTACGTCGTGGCTCCTTAACCGGGCGCTCGAACTCGACCGCCGCTGGTCTCCGGTCGGGTGGGCGGTAGATCCGCGAGCCGCGGCCGGGACGCTGATCGACGACATGATCGCGAGCGGGCTTAACGTGATCCAGCCCGCGGCGCGGGATATGGCGTTCGCGTTCGGCGGGATCTACGACGACTTCCGCGACGACGCGCTGACGCACGCGACGGATAAGGAGGTCGCGGTCGCGCTCGCCGGGGCGGCGACGCGGAAGCTCGGCGATGGGCTCGCGTGGGACCGGGTTAACTCGGACGTCGATATCTCGCCGCTCGTCGCGTACTCGCTCGCGCACTGGCTTTACCGGAAGCTCGGCGGCGACTCCTACGACGTCGGCGACTCGGTCCACTTCGACCTGACCGAGATCATCCGGCTATGCAATATGGGCGTCTACGGCCCGGCGGATATCGCCCGGCTCTTCGCCGCCGAACTGATCGACGACCGCGGGCTGACCGAGCTACATAAGGCGACCGGCCGGGACTACTCGGCGCTGATCCGGGCCGGGACTTAGGAGGGACCTGATGGCGAACGGGACGGCGACGCACCCGGGCGGCGTAATCCGGGAGATTATCCCGGAGCCGGCGGCCCGCCGGGTTGCAGACCGGCGGCCGCTCCGCGAGATTCTGAGCTCGGCGAGCGTTAGGGCTCGGGAATGGCTCGCGCCGCGGGTCGCCCGGGTCGCCGAGTACCGGCTCGCGCTCCCGGGGATCGCCGGCGCCGGGCTGATCTCCGCCGGGATCGCGCTCCGCTTCGGCGTATGGGCCGGGCTGATCGCGGGCGGGCTCTTCTGCCTGCGGATCGACTCGCGGATCCGGTAAGCCGTGGGACTGATCTCCGGGCCGAAGCTCGGGTCTCCCGGCTCGGCTCTCGTCCCGGCTGGGAAGGGTTCGCTCGCCGGGCGGATCGTCGATATGCAGCAGGTCCGGGACTACCTCGGCATTACGAACTGGACCGACCTGATCGCGCCGCGGCCGGGTTCGGGCCGGGGCGGCATCCCGTACGTGACGCCGGAGACGGCGCTCCGGAACTCGGCGGTCTGGGCCTGTCTGCGGCTCCGCGCCGATATGGTCTCGTCGCTTCCGCTGTCGGTCTACCGGAAGGCGGTTCAGCCGGACGGGTCGGTTATCCCGATCCTCGTTACGACGCCGCCGGTCCTGTCCTGGCCGTCCGGCGCTCCGCCCGGGACGGCGTACGCGGGCGCCGGCCGGATCGGGCTCCCGGAATGGCTCTACGCTTCGCAAGTCGATCTCGACCGGGCCGGGAACGCCATCGGCATTATCCGCGAGTTCGACGGGCTCGGGCTCCCGAAGGTAATCGAGCTACAGCCGGCGATGAACTGTGTTGTCCTCACCGAAGGCGGGAAGCTCTCCGGCTACCGGATCGGCGGGAAGAAGTATCTCCCGGACGTCATCTGGCATGAGCGGCAGTTCCCGGTTCCCGGGCTCCCGGTCGGGCTCTCCCCGGTCGCCTACGCGGCGTTTACGCTCGGCCGGTGGGAGAGTATCGAGCGGTTTGCTATCGAATGGTTCGTCGGCGGCGGCGTCCCGCGGGCTCGGCTACAGAACAAGCAGAAGACGATCAACCCGAAAGAGGCGACGATCGTTAAGGAGTCGTGGCGGGCGTCGGTCGCGACCGGCGAACCGTTCGTCTTCGGGAACGACTGGGAGTACGACCTCATACAAGCGCAGCAGGCTTCGACGGACTGGCTCGAAGGGCAGCGGTCCGGGGTACTCGACGTCGCCCGGTTCTTCGGCGCTCCGTCCGACCTGATCGAAGCGGAGATCAATAACGGGACGCGGATCACGTACGCGAACATTACGCAGCGACACCTATCGTTCCTGATCGTCCACCTCCGCCCGGCGATCCGGCGCCGCGAGTGGGCGCTCTCGACGCTGACCCAAGCGCCGCGGTACGTCTGTCTCGACGCCGACGACCTTCTCGCGATGGACCCGGCGACCCGGGCGACGTACTTTAAGACGCTGATCGACGCCCGGCTCCGCGCTCCTTCGGAGCTACGCGAGAACGACGGTCTCCCGCCGTTCACGCAGCCGCAGATCGACGAGCTTCTACAGTTCTTCCCGCCGAAGGCCGCGAGCCCGTCGAGCCCGGCGTCGCCGAGCCCGGCCGCGGTCGGACCGCCCGGAGCCTGATCCCGTTGCCGTGGCATGTGAGCAAGACGGCGCAATGTCCGGCGTCGAAGCCGTGGGGGGTCATTCTCGACGCGACCGGGAACGTCGTCCCGGGCGGCTGTCACCCGACGAAAGCCGAAGCGGAGACGCATATGGCCGCGCTCTACGCGAACGAACCGGGAGCCAAGATGTCGAGCGGACTCGCGAAACTAACCTGGGACTGCGAGCCATGCGCCGAGCGGGCGGCCGGCCCGCTCCACTACCGCGCCGACGTCGATAACTCGGCCTGGGACGCCGATAAGGCGATGTCCCAATGTGCGGCGAAGGACGACTCGGCGGGCTGCTACGGCTCGATATGCGCCGGGAAGAAGGCGGGCGACCCGGCGACCCAGGCCGCTCATGCGCTCCCGCATCACTACCCGGGGAAGGGTCCGAACGCGGCCGGGACTCGGAACGCGCTCTCCCGGCTCCCGACGACCCAAGGGCTTACGAACGAAGCCGCGGCGCGTACCCACTTGGAGAACCATATGAAGCAGATCAACCCGGACTATGAGACGAACGGCGCGCCGGACCGCGCTTCGGCGTACGGGAGCCGCGGGTTTATCCCGCTCGGCCCGGCCCGGTTGCAGTCGTTCTCCGGGAAGCTCCGGGCGAAGCCGGTCACGCGGGACGGGCAGAGCTTCTACGAGGTCGAAGGCTACGCGAGCGTCGTCGATACGCCTTACACCATGTATGACATGTTCGGCCCGTACGACGAGACGGTGAAGAAGGGTGCCTTCGACGCTTCGCTCGAACGGGACGGGCTCGACGTCGCGTGGCTCGTCAACCACAAGGGCGTCACGATGGCGCGGACGAAGAATCAGACGCTCGAACTGTGGGCCGACTCGACCGGGCTCGGCGCCCGGGCATGGCTGAACGCGAACCGGCAGGACGTCCGGGATATCGTCTCGGCGATCGACGACGGGCTCGTAGACGAGATGTCGTTCGCCTTCTACCTGACCGCGGGCGGGTGGAACGAGGACTACGATCACTTCACGATCTACGAGGCGGATATCCACCGCGGCGACGTCTCGGCCGTCAACTACGGCGCGAACCCTTACACCTCCATCGCGGCGCGGGCGCCGGAGATCCTCGCCGCGCTCGACCACCTTCCCGCGGGAGCCGCCCGGGCGGCGTACCGGCAACTCGCGGAGCGGTTCGGGACGGGCGCGACGGCTATCGAGTACGGCCGGGCGGTCATGGTCGCCGAACGCGGCGAGCCCGCCGGGACGGTCGCCGGCGACGCGACGGTCGCCGACCTCGCCGCGGACCTCGCGACCTGGGGTATCGAAGACGAGACCGGCGAAGACCGGGCGGCTCACGGCGCGTATAACGGCGACCATGCCCACGCCCACCCGGCTTACGGGTCGCAGGGCGGAGACGCTCAGCACGATCACATGCATAGCCACGCGGGCGACGATAGCCACGACCACCAGCACGGGTCCGCCGCGCCCGGGCCGGCCGGAGTTCCTTCCCGTACCGCCGGTCCGCGGGTAATGTCATTGTCGCTAGTCATGGCGCAGCAAGAGTTCGATAACGAACTCGACGCGGCCGACGCCTAGCGAACGTCCGCCGTCCCGGAAGTCAGACCGGGCGGCCGGAGCCGGATAGATCAGGCCGGCGTGACGCGCCGCGAGCTACCCGCCAGATCGGAGCGGGAGCCGCGAGCCGGGACACCCTTACCGTTCCTTCGTCATGTCCGGAGGTCTTTCGACATGCCAGCATCAGCGATTACGACCGACTCGCTCCGCGCACAGGCGGAAGTCGAGCTACAGGCCGCGGAGCACCGCCGCGAGGTAGCTCGCGCCCGCGTCGCGTACATCATCCAGACGGCCAACCAGGAGGGACGCTCGGCGCTCACCGAGCAGGAGACGGCCGACGTCGAAGCCGCCCGTACGTCCCGCGACGCGGCGCGGCGGGATATCGCGGCGATCCGCCAGAAGCTCGCGAACCTGTCCGACCTCGAAGAAGAAGAGCGCGCCTACGTCGCCGAGTCGCAGCGGTCCGTCCCGGCCCGCGGACCGGTCGGCGGCGACGGCGACGCCGCTCCCGGGACGCTCCCACGCGGCACCCGCGAGGTTCCCGCGTACGACCACGCCGCCCGGATCGGCGCCGAAGAGCGGACCTACCACCGCGGGAACGATCCGTACGGGCGCCGGTTCCTTACCGACGTCGCCCGCGGTCAGGTCTTCTCCGACCCGGCCGCACAGGCGCGGCTGGCGCGGCACATGGCCGAAGAGCGCGTCGAGCGGCAGGCCGGCTACCAGGAGCGGGCGGCGGGCGATACGACTACGGCGAACTGGGCCGGCCTGACCGTCCCTCAGTACCTCGTCGAGCTTTACGCTCCGGTCGCCCGGGCGCTCCGCCCGTTCGCCGACATCTGCAACGCCCACCCGCTCCCGCCCGATGGGATGGCGCTCGATATCTCCCGGATCACGACCGGGACGAGTACGGCGCTACAGGCGAACGAACTCGACACCGCTTCGGCGACCTCCGCCGACGACACGCTCCTGACGATCCCGGTCCAGACCGCCGCGGGTCAGCAGAAGGTCAGCAGGCAGGCCATCGACCGCGGAACCGGGATCGAAGACATCTTGATGCAGGATCTCTTCGCGAGCCTGGGGACGACGCTCGACGCGACGCTGATCACGCAGGCGACGACCGGGCTCGCCGCGGTCGCGACCGGCGTTACCTACGACGACACGACGCCTACGGTCCCGGAGATGTATCCCAAGATCATGGGCGCCGCGGCCGGAGTCGAAGCGGCGCTTCTCGCCCGCGGCTACCCGACGCACGCGGTCATGCATTCCCGCCGCTGGTACTGGATGGCGTCCGCGCTCACTTCGACGTGGCCGTTCATCAACTCGGGACCGAACCCGGCGCAGTCCGCCGGAGTCGCGAACCCGGCGTCCGCGTATAACCGCGGCGTCCGCGGTACGCTCCCAATCGGGCTCGAAGTCGTCGTCGATAATAATATCGCGACGAACCTTGGAGTCGGCACCAACCAGGACGAGCTTTACGTCGTCCCGGCGATGGAAGCGCATCTCTGGGAGGACCCGAACGCGCCTATCTTCATCCGGGCCGACCAGGTCGCCGCGCCGAACATCGCGGTCGTCCTCGTCGTCTGGGAGTACTTCGCCTATACCTTCGGGCGGTACTCGAACGCCTTCGGCAAGGTCGCGGGCACCGGCATGGTTACCCCGACCTTCTAGGCCGGAGTAACTTAGCCCTGACATGAGCGCGGATCCCGGGCCGGTAATGCTCGGCTACGTCCACGCCGGAACCGTACGCGCTGAGTTCATGCGCTCGGTTCTAGACGTAGCGGGCGGGCCGGACCGGGATCCGCGGATCGGCGAGGTCGCGGACGAGACCGCGGGCGCACTGATCGGTAAGGCGCGGAACATGCTCGCCGCCCGGTTCCTGCGGTCGCCCGCCGAGTGGCTGTGGATGGTCGATACGGACGTCGTCTTCGGGCTCGGCGCGCTCGGCGGGCTCCTAGCCGCGGCGGACCCGGACGGGCGGCCGGTCGTCTCCGGGCTCGTCTATATCCTCCAGCCGAACGGCGGGCGGCTCCCGTCGATGCATGAGGTAGACGGCGACGGGCCGACGATCCGCTTTACACCCGTTCTCCGGTGGGAGCCGGGAGCGGTTATCGAAGTCGGCGCGTGCGGCGCGGCCTGCCTACTCGTTCACCGGAGCGTCTTCGGGAAGCTCGGCTCCGGGTGGTTCGACCCGATCCCGGTTCCCGGCCGCGGGCTTATCGGCGACGACTGGTCATTCTGCCTACGGCTCGGCGAAGCCGGGATCCCGGTTCATGTCGCGACCGGAGTCCAGGCCGGCCACGTTAAGAGCCTGATCGTCGGGAGCGTCTCGCCGTGAGGGTCCTCCGGTCCTGGCCGGTTCTCGTCCCGCCGGAACACGCCCGCGTCGAAGACCAGTTCGCCCGGGTCTACGTCGCGGACTTCGACTACTTCCCGCTCGGCGTCCCGGCCGCGGCCGGCGCCGACATTCTCCATCTGGACTGGGACACGGCGGTCTCGCCGGAAGACCTCGACCGCTTCGCCGCCCGGGCGCGGGAAGCTCCCGACCGGGTTCTCGTCGCGCCGATGCGCGAATACCCCGGCGGGCTTCACGGGACGGTACGGCGGGCGCTACCCCGGCCCGTGTGGAACTGCCGCGTCTACGAAGGATCGGCGACCCGGTACGTCACGACGGCTGACAAGTTCGCGCATCTCTTCGGCTTCGGGATGGTCTACCTCCCGGCGAAGCTCGTCGAAGCGTACTGCGCCGAAGCCGCCGGCGCGGGCGAGCCGTTCTCCGATATCGGCTTCTCCGGCTGGCATCATGTCCAGGTCGAGCGGGAAGCGCGGCTCTGCTGGGACGTCTCGCCGGTCCACGTCAACTATCCGGCGCCGGGCGACCTATGAGACCGGAGAGCCGATTCTCGAGCCCTAACGGGTGGTGCGGGAGCCCGCAGCTTTGGCACGCGGACGACGATCAGGCGACCGAATGGGAGGTCTCCGAACTCGTCGCCGCGTTCGTGCGGGCGCTACAGCCGGAGCATGTTATCGAGACCGGGACCTATACCGGGCAGACGTCGGAAGCTATCGGCCGGGCGCTACAGAAGAACGGCCATGGGATCTTGACGACGTTCGAGATCGACGGGCGGCGGGCGACGCGGGCGGCTACCCGCTGCCGCGGGCTCCCGGTTCATGTGGTCCGCGGGCGGGCGCTCGACGAGATCGACGCGGGCGCGCTCCGCGGGCTCCCGTGGGCCGGGCTCGTATGGATCGACTCGGACCCGGCGGTCCGGGCGAAGGAGCTACTCGCGGTCGCGCCGTACCTCGGCCCGGGCGCGGTGATCGGGATTCATGACACGCGGCCGGGGCGCCCGGCGGCGGTCTCGCTCGACCGGCTCGTCGCGTCCGGGAAGCTCGACGCGCTCACTCTTCGCACCCCACGCGGGGTGACGTTCGCTCAGATCCGGAGGTAAGGGCATGGCTGGGACAGCGGTCGAGAACCTCGTCGCCGAGTATCGGACGGCCCGGTCGCAGGAGCATCAGACGACGGCGGACCGGGTCGCGAAGCAACTCGCCGCGCTCGGTTACGGGACGAACGGGAAGCCGCTCGCCGGCCCGGACGCACCGAGCGCCGCGGCGGAGCGGAAGGCCGCGGCCGGGCCGGGTCCGGAAGCCCGCGCCGAGCCGCCGAAGGGCCGGACGACGGCTTCGCCGCGGTCGGCGAAGACGTGACGGTCGCGGTCCCGCTCCTACTCCGCGAAGAGCGGTGGGAGTGCCCGAACTGTCCGCAGACCGCGGTTACGCGGACGGCGCTCCCGCATACGCAGTTTCATTCCTGCCCGGGACTCGGGCTCCTATCGGTCCCGATGGTCCCGGCCGGGACGCGATGCAAGGTCGAGACGCACGACCGGGAGGACTACGTCGGGAAGGACGTCGTCCAGACGATCCCGGAGACCGGCCGCCCGGTCATGGCGGTAACGGTCACCCGCGACGACGGCGAGGATCGCGCGGTCTATGCGCCGTGCGCGACGGGAGTAGGCAGCACATGACGACGACCCGATTCGACGACTACGTCTCGCATATCCAGGCGAGCCGCGAAGCGGCCGGGCAGGATCCGGCGACCGGCGAAGAACTCGCCGCTAGCTGGCCGGGATTCGCCGCGGCGGCGGCGGCTCATGCCGAGACCGTCGCCGCGGCTGCCGTGCTCGCGGCCGGGAACGCGACCGCGAAGGTCGCTAAGTACCGGGAGCTTCTCGACGGAGTCCTAGCCGACGAGGCGGACGCGGCGTCGGCGCTCGCCGCGGCCGAAGCCGACCGGGACGGATGGCGGGCCGAAGCGGGCGGCGAACCCGCGCCGGAGCCGGCGGAGACGACCGAGGCGCGGGCCGGGCTCGCTAGCGGCGAAGCTTCGAGCCGGAAGGAGTAGGGCCGATGGCATGGGCGGGATCTTCGATCTTCCGGTCGCTCGTAGACGACGTCATCGAGAACACGACCGCGGTAGACCTGAGCCAGTCGAGCGCGGACGTCCCGAAGGTCGCGCTCTACAACAACTCGATCACCCCGGATAACGACGACACGTCCGCCCACAACGCCTATAACGGCGCGGGCGGTCAGTGGGTCAATACGTCGAATGAGGTCTTCCAGGCCGGGCAGTGGGCGCAGGGCGGGATCGCGCTCTCGTCGATCGCGATGCACGGCGCGGATACCGCCGATAACGTCTGGTACGACGCGGCCGATACGGCGTCCGGGACCGCGGCGACGCTCGCGTCGGTCTTCGGCTGCCTCGTCTACGACGATACGATTACGACTCCGGTCGCCGACTGCGGGATCTGCTACAACTACTTCGGCGGGACCCAGAGCGTTACAAATGGCCAGTTCACGGTCGTCTGGCACGTTAACGGCATCTGGCGGATCACGGTTACGCAGGCATGACCGAGCTAACCCGGGCGCCATGGGATCCCGCGAACTCGCTACTCCAAGAGGCCGGCTGCCAGATTACGACCCAATCGGTCGAGACTCCGGTCGGTCCGCGGGTCGTCTTTACGATCCGGACGAACTCGACGACGCTAACCGTGTTCTTGCGTAAGGGAAACGCGCTCCAGGTCGCCGACAAGATCCGCGAAGAAGCCGGGAAGCTACCCGGGCTCGCCCTAGCCGACGCGATGCGGGAGGTCTAGATGTCGTCTCAGGGATGGGTGTCGCTCCTTAACGATCAGTGGCAGATCGGCGCCGGGACGACGCTTAATACGGCGACGACGGCGGTCATCTCGCCGCAGCTTACGAGCGCGAAGGACTACGTTATCCCGCCGTCCGAGTGGCGGATCAATAAGACGATCAAGGTCTTCGCGTCCGGGCAGCTATCATCCGGCGGTACCGCGTCGAACCTAACCGTCCTACTCCGGACGTCTACGCCGACGACGCTCTCGACTACCCCGGCGATGGCGCTCGGGACCGGGTCGATCACGAACGCGCCGTGGCACATGTGGGCGCGGATCCGTTGTCTAGCTATCGCTTCGACCGGGAACACGCTAGAGACCGAGGGGACGCTTCTCTACGCGAATACGGCGGCTCCGTCGTTCACGACGGCTAACGCCGGAGTACTCGACCTTCCGATGACGTCCGCCGCGGTCGATAACACGGCGAACGTTACGCTCCAACTCGCCGCGACTCTCTCGGCGGCGTTCGGCGCGATCACCTGCCAGACGTTCATCGTTACGTCTTGGAACTGAGCCAATGCCAGGCTCGGTGACTATCCCGCTCGTTACGCTCCCGGTCGGGACGCGGAACTTCGGCCCGGCGGCTCTCGCCGACTTCGATAGCGAAGCCGAGCTAGCGATCGACCGGACTCCGGCGAACGGCTTTAACGCGCAGCCCGCTACGACGACGATGAAGATCGCGGTCGAGCAGTCGAACGACGGCGGCGGCTCATGGTTCGAGAAGGCGTCCGAGATGATCGTCGGCGGCGTCTACTCCGGCAAGGGAACCGACACTAATACCTCTACCGTCTGGGTGGACCTAGCGCCAGGGACGGGCCGGCAGGTACGGGCAACGCTTACCGTCGCCGGGGCGCCGGTCGCGGTCCGGGGGAGCCTAACCCTTACCTAGCCCGCGGAGGTACTTGTGGCGGTCACCTTCGGCGCGGTCGGGCCGTCCGCCGCGGGCGCTACCAACTCGACCGGGAATGCGCTTACGTGGTCGCATACGTGCGCGGCGGGCGATACGTACCTTCTCGTCGGCTGCTCGATCGACGTTAATCCGGACACCGGCTATACGGCGACCGCGACCTATAACGGCGTGAGCATGACGTCGCTAGGGGTTAAGCACTCCGGGAACGGGACCGCCGGGTTCCTGCAGGTCTGGGAACTGAAGAACCCGCCGACCGGGTCGGCGCTTAACGTCGTCGTCACGCCGAGCACTCCGGGCGGCCCGAACGGGCTTAACGGCGGGTCGATCTCCTACGCAGGCGGCGGGCAGTCTTCGGCTCCGCAGACCGCGGCCGGAGGCTCGGGAACGTCGGCGTCGCTCGGGTTCACCGGCACGGTCAGCGGCAACATGGTCGCCGCGTTCTGTACCGCGTCCTGGCCGCTTACCTCTACGGCCGGGACGTCCCGGTTTAACGTCAACCCGGGCGATAACGCGCAAGCGGCGGGGAACACGGCCGGATCGTCGGCGGCGTCATCGGGCGGTACCGATACCAATACATGGACGCTCTCGAACTCGGGTTCGTGGGCGATTATCGCGGTAGAGGTACAGCCGGGCGTAGCGCTCGATATACCGCCGGCGCCGCCGGCGTTCCCGCCGGGGCGCCAGTCGCCGCAGGCGCTACAGGCGTTCGCCCGCCCGTACCTGCTCGACGTCGCGCCGGCCGAAGCTCCGCCGGATCAGCCACCGCCGCTGCCGGTCCCGCCCGGGTTGCAGTCGCCGATGGCGGTCCTCCGGCCGTGGGCGTGGCGTTCGGTCCCGGTCGTCGATATCCCGGTATCGGCCGGGACGTCCGCCCCGGCCGATAACGCTCTCGGGACCGGGTCGGCTCCGCAGCCTTCGGTAATCGTCGCGGCGAACTCGGGTCTCCCGGCCGGAACCGGGGCGGCTCCGCAACCGGTCGCGAACGTCCGGCCGCAGGCTCCGGCCGCGACCGGGACCGGGGCGGCTCCGGCTCCTTCGACGGCGATAGCTCCGAACGCGGGGAACGCGCTCGGGACGGGCTCGGCTCCCGCGCCGATAGCCGCGGTCTTCGCCTTCGCCGGCCTAGCCGCCGGGACCGGATCCGCGCCGCAGCCGACAGTCTCGACGGCGAACGCGACGAACGCTCCCGCCGGGAACGCGCTCGGAACCGGGACCGCTAACCAGCCTTCGACGGCGATCTCCGTCTTCCCGCCGGCCGCGGCCGGGACCGGTTCGGCTCCTACCCCGGCCGCGTCGGTCCGCGTTAACGCCGGGCTCGCCGCGGGAACCGGGTCCGCGCCGCAGCCTTCGGCGCTCGTCGCCCCGAACGCCGGGAACGCCGCCGGGACCGGGTCGGCTCCTACGCCGATGCCATCGGTGATCGTCTTCCCGCCCGCCGCGGCCGGGACCGGGGCGGCTCTACAGCCGACGATCTCGACGGTAACTCAGACGAACGCGCCGGCCGGGCTCGCCGCCGGGACCGGGTCGGCGCTCGCGCCGTCGATAAAGGTCGCCGCATCGGCTCCGAGTGCGGCCGGAGCCGGGGCGGCTCCTACCCCGCTAGTAGGGATCTCGGCCCGGCCGTCCAACCCCGCGGCCGGGACCGGGACCGCCTACCCGGCGACCGTTCTCTTCGTACGGGTCGTCGTCGCGGGGATCGCGGCCGGGACGGGTACGGCAAACCCGCCAACGGCCGGACTCGCTGTGAACGCGCCGGCCGCAGTAGCGGCCGGTACCGCCGGGAGCCCGACCGTCGATATCCGGTCCGCGGTAGTGGCGGGGACGGTGGCGCTGTCTGTCCCGTCGCCGTTCCCGTCGCTACGTCTCGGAGACGAGTCGGCGGAAGGGATCCCGGCCGGGTCGAGCGCGGCCGGGCGGCCGGGCGGGACGAGCGCGAGCGCAGCCGACGAGAGCGCGTCGGCGGGAAGCGGAAGGGTGGTCTAGTTGAGCTACGACGTCGGGCAGGTTCATACCGCCGCGGTCGAAGTCCGGAACTCGGCCGGGCAGCTAGCGAACGCGACCACGGTCACGCTTACGATTACCCGGGTCGGCTCGGCGGTCGCGCCGGACGTCCTCTCGCTGCCGACGATCCAGAACCCGAGCACGGGGAAGTACACCTACGACAAGTTGCTCGATACGGCCGGGCTCTACCGGTTCGACTGGGTAACCCAGGTCCCGGGCGTCGCGACGACCGACTATCAGAACGTCCTGCCGTTCGTCTCCGTCCTCTCGCTCGCCGACGCCCGCGAGTACGTCGGCGCGGTCTCGACGCTGACCGATCAGAAGCTCCGCGGCATGATGGCGGCGGCGACCAGGCTCGCCGAGTCGGTCGTCGGGGTGATCGTCCCGCGGACGATTACCGACGAGTTCGTCCCGGGTTACGTCCGGGAGGTTATCCGGGTTCCGCGACCGCCGGTTCTGTCGAAGACGTCGGTCTCGCAGATCCGTTCGATCTATACGGCGACCGGCGGGCCGGTGTGGAACCCGGCCGACTACGACGTCTTCCCGGAAGCGGGGACGGTCTACCCGCTTAACCGGATCGCCTTCTGGGGCGGGCCGTGGCGGATCGACTACGTCGGCGGGCGGCTGCTTATCGAAGAGCACCTCGTCTCCGGCGTGAAAGAGATCCTCTGGGACCTCTTCGCGCCGTACCGGAACCAAGCGGGCGACTCGGATATCCCGGAGCTAGGCGACCTCGCCGGGTTCGAGGCAGCGCTCCCGAGCTACCGGATCCCGGGCCGGGCGCTCGAATATCTCGAAAGCGACCGGATACCCGGGTTCGCCTAGAAGGGGAAGAAGGATGACCAACTACACGCCCGATCTCGTCACCGAAGCGGGTACGACCGCGGCGACTCTCCGAAGCGGGACCGCGTCGGCCGACGCCGTAACCGCCGGGTCGCTACTGCTGCTCCAGAACACGGGCGCGGGCGCGCATAACGTCGATATCACGATCAATGCGACGTACCACGGCCTCTCGCCCGGGTCGGCGGCGACGCCCGGGAAGCGCCGCGTAGCGATCACCGCGGGACAGTGGCTCCCCGTGCGAGTTCCGGCCGAGTTCGGCGACGCTAACGGGCTATGCGCGCTGACGATCGACGGGACCGCGTCGGAGGTCAAGTTCTTCGTACTCGGCGCGTAGACCCGTGGCGCTCATGCGGCAGGTAGCTCCCTACCCGGACGACCTCGCCGCGCTCGTCGCCGAGCTAAAAGTTCATGATCTCCGGAAGTGGTCCTTCCGGCTCGAACACTGCGGGCGGCACGCCGGAGCCGAAGGGCTAACCCTGATCGTCACGGTCGAGACCGTAGACGCCTTCGACCCGGCGAAGCCGTACACCGTCACCCACTACCTATGGGTTCCGCCGGAGTCGTATAACCGGGAGACGTGGGCGCGGTGGCTCTTCGAGCAGGTCGCGCTAGTAGACCGGCACGAACTTATGGAAGGGTTCACCGTCGCCGGGAAGCGGATCTTCGCGCCCGGGCACGGCGGCGGGCTCTCGCCCTACTACCCGAACCCGGCTAACGGATAAGGAGCGACCGGTGGAATCACCCGGGATGAAGTACACGGCGATCCGCGACATACCGGCGCCCGGCGATACGGTCGCCTTCGCCTACCGCGAAGGTGAGCTCGTACACGAATCGGCCGTCGAAGGCGACGGCGCGTGGCTCGCGGTCGGGACCGACGTCGCCGCCCGCCCGGGCGCCGAGATCCCGCGGCCGGCGCTGAACGCGAGTCAGGCTTCGTGGGCGGCGTACGTCGTCTCGCTCGGGAAGGTATCCGAGGCGGAAGCGGCGGACATGTCGCGGACCGACTTGATCGCGCTCGGCGGGAAGTAGGCGCGTCGTGGGACGCCGCCGGGTCGTCTCCCGCGGGCCGGTGATCCTCGAATGGAACGAGGCGGAGGTCCGGCAGTTCCTAGAAGAGCCGGACGGCGAACTCGGCCGGACGTTGATGACGAAGGTCGGCGAGCTAGTCGTCAAGGGCGCGCAGCGGCGGGCGCTCCGCCGGTCCGGGCGCATGGCGGACGAGATTACGTTCCGCGTTGACCGCGACGACGAGGGACTGTTTACCGCCGTCGAGTCGCCCGCCCGGAATCCGAAGACGGGCTTCCCGTATCCGATAGTCCACGAAGGGCGGAAGGTCCGGGACCGGCGGGCGCACCGGTCGCTACGGCCGGCGCTCCGCGACATCCGGCATATCGAAGCCCGCGGCTAGCCGCTATACGCATATCCGGGCGGCGTATGCGTATATACGCGGAGCCCGTCGTCGGAGTCGATCCCGATATACGTATAACCGTCCGGGAGGATCCCGCCGGGTTCGACGTAGGCGCGCCAGCCGTCGAAGTCGCCGCCGACGAACTTCGCATTGTCGCCGCGGACCGGGCTCGTCTGCTCGGCGGCCGCCCGGGCGAGTAGCGCGCCGACGAACGGGCCGACTAGGAGCGAGACGGCGAGCCATAGGATCCCGAACGCGGCGACGAGCAGTAGCGCATGTTTCACGGTTATCCCCCGCTTCGTCCCAACGTGATCCTATCGAGCTAGTCCGACTTGGGGGAGTACCGTGCTGGGAGCGCTACTCGGCTTCGCGGGCATCTCGCTCGCCGCGCTTCTAACGCTCTACGGCGTGCTGCGGACCGGCCGGGCTCCCGCGCATCTCGCCGACGTCACCGGCATGTCGCTTCTAGTCGATCAGCTACAGGAAGAGCGCGATGAACTCCGGCGCCAACTCGCCGAATGCCGGGCCGAGAACGAACGGCTCCGGTCTCATGGCTGAGACCGCCGAAGAGAGACTCGCCGCGCTCCGCCGGTCCCGCCGCCGGTTCCGGCTGATCCTGACGATCTCGGCGGCCGCGCTGATCGTCGGCGTCGCGGCGCTCGCGATCTCGATTACCCGGACGTCGGCCGCGGCCGACGACGCGATCCGCCGGGCGAACGCCGCGGCGGTTAAGGCGGAAGCCGCGGCACAGCACGCGGAAGAGGCGCACCGGATAGCGGACCGGGCGAGCGCGGACCTCTGCCGGTTCCTAGGGACGATCCGCCGGACGCGGATCGACGAACGGCAGACCGCGACCCGGCTTTACATCGAGTTCCGCTGCGTCAAAATCCTAGGTATCCCCTAGGTCCCTAGGTCGCTACTGACCTCCGCCGTCCCGGCCGGAGCCGGGCTGCCCGTTCACCGTGCGCGGGCCGTACGGCGGGCGGGCGTGCTCCGCGCTTACCAAGCTGGCCGCAATACGAGTGATCGGCGGATATCTCCGCCGTACGTACTCGGCCCGCCGTACCTTCGGCGTTCGCTCGCCGCCCGTTACCTCGCGAGCCCGGACGACCGGTTTCCCGCCTAGGGACCGGAGTCCACCCTAAGCCCGGCCGCTACCGCGGTCGAGAGCCGAGCTACGTCGGCTGGATACTGCCCGCCCATGACCCGAAGGGGATCCGATGCCCGCTGTTACCGTCCCGAAGAACGCGCTCTCGCTCGGCGCGGGATATCTCTTCTACGCCGCGCTCGGCACCGGGCTCCCGGCGAACACCGTCGTCGGCTCGGTCTTCACGGACTCATGGCCGGGCGGCTACGCCCTGCTCGGCGTCACGAAGGAGGGACACGAGTTCGACTACGAACTGTCGGTCGATCAGATCGAAGCCGCCGAATACCTCGACCCGCTCCAGTACGTCACGACCGGGCGTACCGCCGGGATGAAGTTCGAGCTACAGCAGATCCACGCAACGAACATGCGCCGGGTCCTTAACGGCGGGTCGCTGACGACGACCGGCTCCGGGACGACGCTGCTCTCGACCTATACGCCGCCCGCGCCCGGGTCGGAGATCCGCTGCATGATCGGCTGGGAAGGCAACGACGGGACCGAGCGTCTCGTTATGGAACAGGCTTTCCAGATCGGCGCGCTCGCGGTTAACCGGAAGAAGGGCGCCGACAACGCGACCCTGCCCGTCGAGTTCCGCGGCGAGGTCGCCGCGTCCGGGTTCCCATTCCAGTACTTCACCGCCGGCACGATCCGCGGCTAGGGCGGGAACCATGACAACGAAGAAGGCGGGACCTCGCACGTCTCCGAACGGGCGCGGCCGGGCCGATCCCGGCGAGGTCCGCGACCTCGAACGCGAAGCCGCGGTCCCGCTCGCCGACGTCGTCGAAGACGCCGAGCGGGAAGCTCAGGCTCGGTACGAAGGCGTCGAGATCGGCGACGCGATCAGCTTCTACGGGCAGAAGTACCGGCTCGCGCCGAAGATCGGCTACATGCCTCTACTCGACTTCGCGCACGAGGCGAACAAGGGCTCGAACACCGAAGACCCGGCCGCGCTCGACGCGATGCGCGAACTACTGTGGCGCTGCTTTATCCTCGCTCCGCCATGCCGGCGGTGTGAGACCTGCCGCGGGACCGAAGGCGGGCCGTGCGAAGACCCGGACGAAGACGGTAACCGCTGCGGGCTCTGCGAACCATGCCGGAGCTTCGTAACGCCGGACCCGGAGTCCTGCGCGTCCTACGACCCGGGCGACTGGCCGGCGTTCCATCTCGCCGCGCTCGACCATGCGGCCGACGCGGAAGACCTCTTCGACGTCGTCCGGCAGGTCATGACGGCGGTTACCGCTCGCCCTACACGTCGGCGCTCCGGCTCGCAGCAGCCGGCGCCGAACGGTTCGCCGAGATCGAAGGAGCGCTCGTCCTCGCGGCGGGCTCCGCCTGGGGCGGAGGATCTAGTAACGATCGACGAGCTAGTCCGCTAACCGGCATGTCCGCCCGGCTCTTCTGCAACGTGGTCTATTCGATGCTGGCTGGGCAGACGGCGGGCGACCCGGAAGCGCGGGAGAAGCTCGACGCCGCGCTCTACGAGCCACTCGAAGGGACCGCCGCGGCGACGTCGAAGTTCCTGCGGAACCTTCAAGGCTGGGGTGACGAGTAGTGGCTATCCCGCTCGCGACCGCCTGGGTCAAGATCAAGCCCGACCTTAAGACGTTCCCGAAGGAGACCGAAGAGGGGATCGGCCGCGCCCGGCTCGACCGGGTCGGCGATAAGGAGGGACGGAAGTTCGGGAGCCGGTTCACGTCCGGCTTTAAGTCGCTCATGAAAGGTGCGCTCGTAGGGACCGGCGCGATTCTCGCCGCCGGGCTCGCGGGCGCCGTTGTCGCGCTTAAGAACGTCTTCGACGCCGCCCGCGACGCCGGTAAGGTTCTCCGGCTAACCGAAGCCGTCATTAAGTCCACGGGCGGCGTAGCGCACGTTACGGCGAAGCAAGTCTTCGAGCTATCGCAGCGTCTATCCGAGCAGTCCGGGATAGAAGACGACGTCGTCCAGGCCGGCGCTAACATGCTCCTGACGTTTAAGAACATCCGGAACGTCCAGGGGAAGAATAACGACGTCTTTAACCAGGCGACGACCGTTCTCGTCGATATGACGGCGGCGATGCGCGGCGGAGACGTCAACGCGGAGAACCTCCGGAAGCAGGCGATCCAGCTAGGGAAGGCTCTTAACGACCCGGTTAAGGGCATGTCGGCGCTTAAGCGCGTCGGTGTCACCTTCTCGGACGCGCAGGTCAAGACGATAAAGCGGCTCGTCGATACCGGGAACGTCCTCGCCGCCCAGAAGATCATTCTCCGGGAGCTTACGTCCGAGTTCGGCGGAGCCGCGAAGGCGACCGCCGACCCGTTGAAGCGGTTCTCGGCCGCGTTCCACAACATCGAAGAGGACGTCGGGCTCCGGCTAATGCCGATTCTTAGCGGGCTCGCGAACTGGATCCTTACGACCGGGATCCCGCGGTTCGACGACTTCTGGAAGCACGTCGGCGCGCCCGCCGCGAAGAAGGCGATAGGCGTCGTTAGTCAGGCTTGGAACCTGCTCTCGAAGGGTGCTCCCGGGCCGGTCGCCCCGGCGGGTCATGCTCCGGCGAAGCCGCCGGAGGTTACCGGCTGGCAGAAGACGGTACTCACCGTCCGGAACGTGATCCTGACCGATATCGTCCCGGCGGTAAAGGTCTTCTTCGGCTGGGTCTCCCGGATCTGGGGACAGCTAGTCGTCGTCGGCGCGCAGATGTGGCCGATCTGGCGGGACGTGTGGAAGTTCGTCACGCAGCTATGGGCGGCGGTCGTCCTGCTGTGGAAGGCGTGGGCTCCGATAGTCGGGCCGGTTCTTAAGCTCGCCCTAGCCGCGCTCGTGATCGTCCTCCGGCTCGTCGGCTGGGTCCTCTCGCATGTGATCGGCCCGGCGATAGTCCTACTGGCGAAGTTCTCGCTCGCCCTATCCCTGTCCATGCGGAAGGACTTCTCGCTCGTCGGTAAGGCGTGGTCCGCCGTCTGGTCGTCGGCGCGGGCGTTCTTCGCGACGTTCGTCGATATCGTCCTCGGCTACTTCGGCAACCTCTTGCACGCCGCGGCGACCGCGTTCGGGTGGATACCCGGGATCGGCGGGAAGCTAAAGACCGCGGCGAGCCACTTCGACACGTTCCGGAAGAACGTCAATAACTCCCTGACCGGGATAAACGGGCGACAGGTAACGGTCGGCGTGAGCTTCTCCGGGAAGGAGCTATCGGGCGCGTACTTCTCCGGGCAGGCGTCGCGGCGGTTTAAGGCGAAGGGCGGGCCGATCACCGGGCCGGGCGGCCCGACCGCCGACCGGGCCGGGCTCTTCGCGCTGTCGAACGACGAGTACGTCGTCCGCGCTTCGTCGCACCGGAAGTACGGGTCGTCGGCGATGGACGCCGTTAACCGCGGGACGGCGGACATCCAGTACCGGGCCGAAGGCGGGCCGGCCGGGCTCCGCGTCCATGCCGATACGCCGCCCCAGAGCGTCGTAAACCGGATCGTGAACCAAGCGGTTCTCGCGATGGCGGCGAAGCTCCGGCCCGCCGGGAGCGCCTCGATAGTCGCCGACGCGATGCGCTGGATCGGGAAGATCCCTTACGTCTGGGGCGGGACTCGCGTCCCGGGCGGAGCCGACTGCTCCGGGTTCGTCCAGACGATCTACGGCCGGCATGGTATCCGGGCGCCGCGGACCTCCGAGGCGCAGGGAGCTTGGGTCCGGCAGTCGCCGCCGATCCCGGGCGGGCTCGCGTTCTACAACTCGCCCGCGGGCGGACCTCCGCCGGGTCACGTAGCGATCGTCGGCCGTAATGGGATGGTCATATCGCAGGGCGGCGGGCTCGGACCTCAGTACGTCCCGCTCCGGTCTATGGCGCTCATGTTCACCGGGATCCCGCCGGGCGGGTTCCGCGGGTTCGCGGGCGGCGGGCGGATCACGGAGCCGATTCTCGGGATCGGCCGCTCCGGGCGCCGGTACTCGTTCGGCGAGTCCGGCGAAGAGACGGTCGTCCCGGGCCGGTTCTCGACGCGGCGGCTCGAAGAGCGGCTCGACCGGCTGATCGCCGCGGTCGAGCGGAACGCCGCGCAGACCGGCGCCGCGGTCGGCGACGCGCTTAACGGAGCTTCCCGTTCCGCCGCTTACGCGGCCCGGTACTCGGTGGGGTGAGGCGTGGTCGGCGATTCCCTAGTCGTTAACGGAGTGATCGAGCTACTCGGCGGCGGAGTCCCTTCGACGCAGCCGTCGTGCGCCGGGGCGATCTTCCGGCTCGGGAAGGACTTCGACCTCTCCGCGCCGCAGATGACTTCGGAGAAGGTCTCCGGGCTCCTACTCGCGGGCGAGCAGATTACGCAGCTACGCGCCGGGAACCGGGCGCCGCGGATCCCGGTCGTTATCAACGTCCCTTCGACGGGCGACCTCGTCGCCGACCGGCTGACGCTCTCGGCCGCCCGCGAACTACTCCTACAGACGACCGCGCAGGAACGGTGGTCCCTCGTCTGGACCCGCGACGGCGGGCTCCCGCTCGTCTTCGACTGTCAAGGGCTCGCGTCGATCACGGTCGAGCATTCGCTCATCTATCACCGGTCGCTCGTCTCGCTCGTCGAGATCGACTTCGAGGCGCTCCCGTACGGCCGGTCCGACGACGCCGAGCTTCTCGTCTTCCCGGCGCCGTCGCAGATCTGGGACCAACCGCCCGCGTCGGTGACTATCGACGGGATGACGGTCGCGACGTCGTTCCTAACCGGCGACGTCTCGACGTACGAAGGCGGGATCGGGACGACCCTCGCGGCCGGGAACTGTTCCGTCGCCCGCTCGACCGCGCAGTTCCACGGCGGAGCGGCGTCGCTCGCCGTCACCGCGACCGCCGCGGCGACTATGCAGTACCGGCATTGCAACCCGGCGACGTTCGACGCCAGCGGGATCATGACCGGCGGGCTCGCCGTCCTGCCCGGAGATACGGTCGCGGTCTCCGCGTTCTCCCGCGCCGCGACGACCGCCCGGTCGGTTAACGTCGGCGTGGACTTCTGGGACGCGGCCGGGACGCAGGTCGGCTCGACGCTCCGCGGGTCTAACGTTACGAACTCGAATGCGAACTTCACGACTAACCCGACGTGCTCGGTAACGGCTCCGCAGGGCGCGGTATGGGCGGTCGCGAGCCTGCAGGTCGTCTCGCCGGCGAACGGCGAAGTCCACTACTTCGACGACCTGACGATGAACCGCGGCGCGGTCTACTCGGCCGACGACCCGGCGACGTGGGCGCTCTCGACGATTACCGCGGTCTCGGGTCAGAACTCGGCCCGCTGGCTCCGCGTCCTAGGCGACTCGCCGGTCTACGACCACACGCTAGCGTCGGCCGTCGATATCACCGGCCGGACGAAGCTGACCTTCTGGCTCGGGCTCGCGACGAGTTCGACCGGTTACGCGCACTGGCATAAGGGGACCGCGTCGTTCGCGATCACGCTCTACGACGCGCAGGGCGACCCGTGCTCGTTCGGGATCAAGCAGGTTAAGGTAGCCGCTTCGGCGCTCCTAGCTAAGCCGTACTGGCAACTGATCACCGCGCATATCCCGCAGTCGATACCTAACTTCGACTACACGACGGTTTCCCGGTACAAGATCCAGGTCTGGAATCAGTGGGATCCCACGGTCCCGCAGGCGACGCTAGAAGCGTCCGCCTACCTGTGCTCGGTTACCGCGTCGGCGACCGCGACCGGGTCGCCCGTTACCCGCGGCTCCTGGTACACGCTCCCGGGGATCATCGGGACCGCCCGGGCGCCGCTCGCCGTTCAGCTACAGCCCGGTCTTAGCTCCTATTCGACGGTGGTCGAGTTCACGACGGCCGGGTCGAACAACTGGACGAGCCCGGTCGGCGTGACGAAGCTCGACAAGGTCGAAGCGTGGGGCGCCGGCGGCGGCGGAGCGGGCCGGACCGGGTCGGGCGCGTGGGGTGGCGGCGGCGGCGGCGGCGGAGCCTACACGATGAAGCGGAACGTCACGATCACCGCTTCGACGCTCTACCATCCGATCGTCGGAACCGGCGGGACCGGCGGAGCGGTCGGGACCATGGGACTAGGCGGTAGCCCGTCGTACTTCGTCGCCGACGCCGGGGTAACGACCCGCGCCAGCGCCGGTAACGGCGGCTGGCAGGGTTCGACGTCGGGCGGCGGTAAAGGCGGACCCGAAGCGTCCGACGCCGACTTGGCCTACGCCGGCGGGAACGGATTCCAGTCGAACTACCTACAGCACAACTACGGCGGCGGCGGCGGGTCGAGCGCCGGGACCGGCGCGGCCGGGGCGAGCGCGACCAGCCGGTATGGAGCTACGCCGCCGACCGGCGGCGGGCCGGGCGGTTATGGCGGCTGGTCGGGCGGCGGCCCGGGCGCGGGCAGCGTCCCGACGACCGGGCCGGGCGGCGGCGGCGGCGGAGGCGCAGACCAGAATGGCGGCTTCGCCGGCGCGAACGGCGCGAACGGGAAGATCCGCCTAACGTACGGCGCGACCGGGATCCTCCCGCTCGCTTCGGTGCTCGTCCACATGCCAGGCCGGGACGCGACGCCGCGGCTCTCGCCGCTATGCGCGGTCGGGACCGGCGGCGATACGCCGAACGGCGCGACCGACTACACCGTCCCGGCGGTCGCGAACCTCGCCGCCCGCTTCGACGGGTCTTATACCGTCTACCTGATCGCGAACACATGGAACACGGGCGCGAACTCGAGAACCGTCACGGTCACGGTTAAGCAGTTCGCCTACTCCGGCGGGCCGTCCGTGACACAGGCGCTCGCCCGGACGCTGATCCCGAACAACGACGTCGTTAACGGCTACGTCGAGATGGGCGTTATCTCGCTCCCGCTCGCCGAGATCGCGCCCGGGAACACCGACTCCTACTTCGCCGTCTCGGTCAACGACACGAACACGAGCGACCGGTTCTACGACGTCCTGTTCCTCGATACCCAAGGGCAGACCGTCCTACTGAACTCGACCGGGACGGCGTTCGCGAATAACGTCTGGCTCGACGTCGCCGACCTCGACCGGGATCAGGGCGGGTTCTTCGCGTCCGATACCGACCGGGACCGCGCCCGGTCGTGGCTCGTGAACTGTGACCCGGCTTCGACGAGGATCTCGGGCGGCCCGCTCTCGGTCATGCCGAACGCTAATAACCGGGTGCTCGTCTACGCGCAGCAGGGGAACCCGGGCGCGTCGATGACCTACTACCCGCACTGGTGGGAAGACAGGCTCCAGTGAGCGACGCGAGCGAGAAGGCGTACGCGCTCGAAGCGCGGCTCGCCGTTCAGGTCGTTGAAGGGTGGACGATCGCGTTCGAGGCGATTAAGGGCGGCGACACCGGGCGTACGTCTACGACTCTCGCCGACGACCCTGATCTGACGTTCGCCGACGTGCCGGCCGGTACGTATATGGCTGACTGGGATCTACTTTACGACGGCGGGTCCGGCGCGAACGAAGGCGATTTCAAGTTCCATATCACCGCGCCGGGCGGGGCGACCGCGAACCTCTCGGGGATCGTCCGGCTCGCGTCGGACGCCGGGAATCTCCATCAGGGGATCGTCGCTACTGGCGGATCGTCGATCATCGCCTACACCAACGGCGTAGGCACGACGTATGGGATCTCGATGCACGGCAACATCGTTATCGCTACGCCGGGGACGGTCGCCCTGCGGTGGGCGTGCGGGACGAACACCGGTACCAGCTCCCACGCGCTAGCCAATTCGCGCATGGCGCTCTACAGGAGGATCTAACGATGACCACTCCGCCGATCATCGGGCCGGGACACTCGTCGGTAACCCGGCAGCAGCTAGACGAGGCAATCGCGGGCGTCGCGGCCGGGCTCGGCGAGTACCTCAACAACACGAACGCGCCGAAGCGGCTCGCCGAGACGATCGCGTCGATACCATCGGCGACGCTCGAAGCCGCCCCGGACGCGGTCCCGCCCGGGTTCGGCTATACGGCCGATCAGGCGTTCGCTATCGGCACGTTCGGAAACATGCTGACGACGCTGCTCGCATGGTGGACGGCCGGGACCGCGGCGGCGTCGCAGACCGCGCCGATACCGGCCGAGCACGCGGTTAAGTTCGTCGGGCTCTAAATGCGCCCGGGTCTAACCTCGCTCGTCACCTACCCGGCCGCGGGCGGAGCGCCGATCCCGCTCTCGACGCTCGCGCACGTCTCGCCGCCCCGGTACTCGTGGGCGATCCCGGGCGGCTGTGCCCAGCTATCGGCGACGCTTTTTAAGCCGCCCCGGTGGCGTCATGAGGCGATCCGGAACGGGAGACAGCTCGCGGCGATCCGCGGCGGGTCGGTCGTATGGTCCGGCTGGCTCGACGAGCCGCAGCCGACCGATAGCGGCTGGCAGCTACAGGCGCACGGCGCGGGCGGCGAAGCGGTCAACTACCGGGCGATCTACTCCGCGCCGTGGGCTTCGTCGAGCCCGAACGACGTCGTCGATCAGGCGATAACCCGCGGGCTCGACTGGATCCGGGTAACCGATATCTCCGGCGTCTCCGGACTGTGGATCGGCCAAGCTCCGGACTCGGCTAGCTCGAACGTCGGCGACGTCCTCTCTACCGTCTGCCATAAGGGCGGGCTCACCTGGGAAGTACGGACGCTCGCCGGCGGGAACTATCTCTACGTCTTCGCCCTACCGACCGTCGCGAACCGGCTTCTCGTCGCGACCGGAGCCGTCCCTACGACGGTCACCGATGGCGCGGACGTGATCTATCTCCGGTATCAGGCGACGTGGGATACGACGAAGACGCCCGCGACCTACGCGACGACGAGCGTCCTCAACCAGCCCATGATCGACGCGACCGGCCGGCGGGAAGACTACGCCGACCTCTCGTCCGCCGGGACCATGTCTTCCGGCTCCGCTCAGACGGTCGGGAACAACGTCCTTAAGCGGTTCACGCGGGCGGCGTTTACCGAGCCGTTCGTCGCCGGAGCCGCCGACCTGCTCAATATGGGCGGGAGCCCGGTAGACCCGGGCGTCTTCTACGCCGATGGTCTCCCGATGGTTTGCAAGCTGCTCTTCGCCGACTTCGCCTACGGCGGCGAGATCGCCTACGGGTCGCCGACGTTCCTAGTCGGGTCCTACGAGTGGGACGACGCCGCGCTCGTCGCGACGATTACCCCGTTCGAGTCGATCCGCCACGACTTCTCGACGCTGCTCGCGACCGCCGTCGATACGCTCCCGGTCCGCTCCCGCCCGACCTCGAAGACGACGAAGAAGAAGAAGAAGTAGAAGGGACAGGCCACCATGCCGATACGTGGGATCGACTACGCCTTCCTGCCGCACCCGAGCCCGGCCGCGATGAAAGCCGCCGGGATCCACTGGGCCGGCCGGTACGTCTCGCCGCTCGCGGTCAACGACACGAACGGGAAGAACCTCGTCCCGGCCGAATGCAAGGCGCTGCTCGCCGCCGGGATTGAGCTCGTCTTGTTCGCCGAGCAGGGCTCGGGACGGATGCTCGGCGGGCACGCCGCGGGCGTCGCCGACGCGAAGCACTTCGATTCGGTCGCCGGCGCGATGAAGCTCGGCGGGATCGCGATGTACTGTGCGGCCGACTTCGACGCGAGCCCGGCGCAGCAGGCGCCGATTAACGCCTATCTCGACGGCGCGGCGTCGGTCGTCGGCCGGAACCGGACCGGGATCTACGGCTCCTTCTACGTGTGCAAGCGGGCGCTCGACGCGGGGAAGGCTCACTTCGCCTGCCAGACGGTCGCCTGGTCGGGCGGGCAATGGGAGCCGCGGGCGCATATCCGCCAGCATCTACAGATCAATGTCGGCGGCGTCTCGGTGGACTTCGACGAGGCGATGAAGGCGGACTTCGGCCAGTTCCCGCGGCCGGCGGTCGCGGCCGATCCTCCGCCGAAGCCGCCCGCCGCCCCGGTGTTGAAGCTCGCCGATGGTAAACGGTCGTTCCGGAAGCTCGTCCAGGCGGACGGGACGACGCCGCTCCGGGCGCTGTGGCTCATGGCGCATGACCCGGCGAAGGAGAAGGCCGGGCACTGGGGACGGGTGCAGGAGGCGTTCCTAGCGCTCGACGACTTCGATAAGATCCCGCCCGCCGGCATGGTCTACTGGGTCGGCTGACCGTGCGGCCGGAACCGGGAGACCTGCTACTGACCCGGTCGTCCGGGTTCGCCGGGGCGATGATCCGGCTCGGCGCGGCGTTCCGCGACCGGCCGAACCTCGTTAATCATGTCGCGATCTTCACCCATACGGACGCCGCGGGCGTCCCGTGGTGCGCGGAAGGGCGGCCGGGCGGCTTCGGCTGGCGCGACGCCCGTTCCTATCTGGCGTCGCGGTGGACCGTCTCGAACCCGGGTCAGGCGAAGACGGTTAAGCAGCGGCGGGAGATCGTCGCCGAAGCTCGGGCGATGCTCGGCGCCGACTACGACTGGGGAGCTATCGCCCGGGACGCGGCGGGCGCGTTCGGGCTCGACCACGTCTGGCGGCTTAAGTGGGGGAGGTCCGGGACGGTACCGGGTCAGGTCGTCTGCTCGTCCGCGGCGGCGTGGCTCTACCGGAAAGCCGGGCTCGCCTGCCCGCCCGGGGAGCGGGAGGTAACGCCGGGCGACTGGCTCGCGCTGATCGTCGAATCCGGCTGGCAGACGGCCGAACCGGAGAAGGGTAGGTAGGTCATGGCAGGAGCAGGAGGTCCCGTCGAGTCGAAGGCGGTCGCCGGGCCGACGACCGCGGCGCTCGTCGGCTATATCTCGTGGGCGATTATTACGTTCGTCCCGGGTGTTAAGGACAACGTCCCGGCCGATCTACAGGGTCAGATCCCGGTCGTCGTCGGCGCGGTTCTCGCCGCTATCGCCGCGTACTATGCGCCGCATACGCACCGGCCCGACCTCACCGAGCCACTAACGCCGGTCCAGGGGGAGATAGAGAACCGATGACGACTAGCCAGCTTAAGAAGGTCCAGCCGTCCGCGCCGACGCTAACGTCCGCGACGGCGGTCGCGGGCGGCGGGTCGATGCCCGCTACGCAACAGTTCTACGTGATTACCGCGCTCGTCGGTAGCGGCGGCGGCGAGTCCGCCGTCTCGACCGAGCGGAACGCTACCCCGGCCGCGGGCGGTCACATCGACTTGGTAATCGGCGCGAGCCCGGCCGGGACGACCGGCATCCGGATCTACCGCGGGACGGCGACCGGCGCTCAGAATGTCCTAGTCGCGCAGATCGCCGGAGCGTTCTCCGGGACGTTCACCGACACTTTCTACGCGGGCGTCGCCGGGACTCCGCCGGCGACCGCCGCTTGGGGGAACGTGACGAAGAGCGGCGCGAACCCGACGAAGGCGAACGTCCCGGCCGGGACGCCCGCCGGGCTCGGACAGGCGCTCGTCGAAGCCATGGCGATGTGGACGTGTGTCGGGACCGCGACGACGGCCGGAACGTCGAATCAGGCGAGGATCGGCGACAAGGTAGCCGCGGGCGCCGGGTTCGATCTACAGGAGGTCTAGGTCGGCGTCGTAGACCATTCGGTCGTGTAGACGACGCGATCGACGAGCTTCCCGCCATGCTCGCCGATCCACTTCTCGGCCGCGGCGCGGTCCCGGAACGGCATCGGGTCACCGGCCGTCCGTACGGCGTACTGCTGATCTACGGCGGCGACGGCCCGGCCGTAGATCGACGCCGGGACCGGCTCGGTCATGAGCGCCGGAAGCGCCGGAAGATCCGCGGCTCGTAGATCGGCTTGCCCGCGGCGGCGAGCGAGTTCCCGTTGCTAAAAAAGTTTCCGTCCATGGGTCGAACTTACGTCCCGGATCCGGAACCTACTAGTAGAGACCGGTCCCGGCCAGCCTCAGCACTTCGGGAGAAGTCTCCCGGCCCGCGCCCGGTAGCGGTAGGCGATCCGGGCCGGTTCCGGCCGGGATAGGGGCACGCTCCAAGCGCCGGAGAGCCGGGATCGGTCTCCCTAACGAAAGGTCTAACTATGGACTTCGGCCCGTACCCGGCCCGCGTCGTCAACGTCCACGACGGCGACACGGTCACGCTCGATATCGACCTCGGCTTCGATCACCTGATCTCCGGGACCGACTTCGACGGGAAGACCCGGCTCGCCTGCCGGATCTTCGGCATCAACGCGCCCGAGCTATCGACGACGCCCGGGACCGACGCGCTCGACTTCGCCCGCGGGCTCCTTAAGCCGGGCGACCGCTGCCAAGTCGTCTCCCACGGGTGGGATAAGTACGGCGGCCGGTTCGATGGGACGATCACGCTCGCGGACGGCCGGGACTTCGCCGCGACGATGCTCGCCGCGGGACACGCGGTCGTCCTCAACGTCCACTAACCCGGCGCCGCTCCCACCATGGCCGGCCGGTCGCCATCTCGGCCGCAGCCTTCGCCGCGACTTCGCGGAGTAGACAGCCGCAGGAGCGGGTTAGGCCGCGGCATACGTTCTTAAGGAGCGGCGAGACCTCGTTACCGCAGTCGCAGCGGACCCGGACCCGCCGCTCCTTACCCGGCTCCGGGTCCGGCGCGAAGATGACGACGAGCCGCCCGTAGCGGTCGCCGGGAGCGGGATTGTACTTCCGCGGCCGGCTCATGAACCCTAGTGTCTCCCCTAGGGGGGCAGCGAGACTAGAAGCCCTGCGCCCGCCGCGGCGCTGTACGCGCCCGAGCGAGTAGAACCGTGGCAATACGGAGGCATAGCCACGGAACCCGAGCCGTCTCCGTGGCTCTCAGAGCCGCGTAACAGTTAGAAGCGCCCGCCCCGGGCTAGTCCCGGGAGCGGGCGCTTCTCGCCGTTCTAGGCTCCTAATCCTCCGCGGTGTAGTAGGCGGTCCGGCCGGTCTTGTTGACGAGGTCGGCGATGACGTTCCAAAGGTCGGAGTTCCACTCGTCGCCGCGCATGGCTTCGGCGATCCGGTCGAGCGCGGACCGGTCGTCGAGTTGCGGTTCGGGCTTCGCAGACTCGGGCATCCCGGGAAGCGGCGCGCTCATGACGTCGGCCCGCCCGTCCCGCGTCCCGCGTCGAACGCTTCGCCCGGGCCGAGCCCGGCCGGGCCGTCCGGGTCACCGGGACAGTCCGGGCAGCGCCGCGTAGGCGACCCGGCGACGCTCGCATCGACCGGGATCCGGCCCGCGCCGGAGCAGGTCCGGCAGTCCAGGTCCGGGACGCCGAACGGTTCCGCCGGGCCGAACGCGGCGCGGAGTTCCCGGGCGCAGGCTAGGAAAGTCGCCGCGGTCGCCGACCGGATCTCCGTCGAGACTTCGCCGTCCCGGCGTTCGGGCGCGGCGGCTCTCGCCGACATTTCCCATTGGCTAGCGAGGTCCCGGGCGCGGTCGCCCGCGGGAGGCGCGGCGCGGTGCTTATCCCACCCGGACGCCATGCCGGCGCGGAAGATCCGGGCGGCGATCCCGCGGACGGCCCGCTTCCACTTCTGCTCTTCGTAGTCGGTCCCGCCGGTCGGCGACGAGACGGCGAGGATCTCTTCGACCATGCGGTCGAGCAGGTCGCCGCCGTCGCCGAAGAACGGCTCGCCGCGGAACTCGAACCCGAGCCGGTGAGAATGATCCCGGAAGATCCGCCGGACCATGTCGGCGAACTCCGGGTCGGAGATCCCGCGGTCGGCGAGCGCGCCGACGAGTTCGGCGACTAGCTCGTTCAGCGACGCGAGGTTCGACGCTACCGGTCCCGGCCAGCCCGGGTCGGACGGGCTCGTCGGGATCTCGCGGATAGCAGGGAGCGCGGCGCGGATCTCGGCGAGTATCTCGTCGCCGGTCATCGTCGCCGGGTCGGGCTTCGTAGTCATGGTTCACCTATCTCTCGTCGTATCCGGACGCGGAACCGAGCGCGCCCGGATGCCGGCCGTTACAGCCGGAATCGGTCGGGCAGCCGCAGCCGAGCCGCGGTCCCGGGAGGATCTCGTCCCGCTCGGCCCGGTGCCCGCCCGGGTCCGGGCAGTCGGCGGGCGGAGCCGAGTCGAGCCGCTTCCGGCAGTACGGGCACTCGTCGAGCGAGTAGTCGAGCCCTAGGGTCATGAGCTTTCACCCTTCCACTTCGCGAGGTCGTCGGCCGGCCAGCGGTCGAGAACGACCATAAACAGGGCGTCGAAGTCGCGCTCCGGCCAGCGGTGCCCGCGGGACGCGAGCCAGAGCCGGATCGTCTGTTCGAGCGACCTCGCCGACCCGGGGTAGCGGACATGCGCGGAGACGTCGGACGCCCAGAATTGGGCGGCTAGCTGCTCGACCTCCCGCGGCTCGCCGCGCCCGGCGAGGATCTCGTCGTAGCGGGCTCGGAGCCGCCGGTCTACCTCTTCGGAGACGGCGTTCGAGACGGCGATCTCTTCGTCGCCGAACATGACCTCCGCGGTCTCGTCGCCGCGGGGAAAGTAGCCTTCGAGCGCGTCGATCAGGTAGACATTCCCATCTACGTAGTCATGGACGGTCGTAAGGTCCGGTAGCTCGGCCGGGAGGATCCCGCGCTTCTGGTGGTCGGCGATCATGGCCATAACGTCGTCGGCGAACTCGGCGACCGTCTTCTCCGGCCGGTCCGCGGTTCCGGTAGTCATGACAGGTTCCCGAGCTTCGCGTCGATCCGGTCGAGAGACTCGACGATCCCGTCGAGTAGCCGCCCGACCTCGGTCCCTTCCGGGAGCGTCTCGGAGATCTTGTCGAGCCCGGTATCGAGCGTCCCGGCGACCTCGCCGAGCCGGTCGTCGGTCCGGTCGCGGATCTCTTCGAGCGTCCCGGACGCCGCATTAACCGACTCGGTCAGGAGCCCGAGCCGCTCGGCGACGAGTCCGAGCATGTCGCCGACATAGAGCGTCGCCCGGACCTGCGCCTTCTCCATGTCGCCGGACCGGCGGGCGAGCCGCTCCGCTCCGGAGAGCTTTCCCTTCCATCCGGAGTCGGCGTCGAGCCAGAAGTCGGCTTCTTCGATCAGTTCGGCGGCTTCCCGCCCGTTCGAGGGTCTCGTCGTATTCATGGTCCCTAGTCCCTTCTCCTAGGTCGCCGGGACGACTGTCCCGGTCGGCGGGCCGGACCCGGGCTCGCGGGTCCGGCCTACCCACCGGTCAGGCGTCGGCGAGAGCGACCTCGCGGGCGAGCCGCGTAGCCTTCGCCTTAATCCGCTCCGGCTTGATGATCGTCCGGTTAAGCCGCGTCTCCCACGTACGGGCGGTCCGGACATGGTCGAGATACTCGACCGCGCCTTGGATGAGCCCGAACGCGGTCCCGTCGATCCCGGCTCCTTCGACGGTCGTCGAACCGAGAATCGCCCGGAGCGCGGTCCGAGCCTCTTCGATGTTCCGCGAGACCCGCTCCGTAATGAGACCTTCGGGCGGCGTCGGGATGAACTCGCGGACGAACAGTTCGGTCTGGCCGGCCGTAACCGGGATCCCGAGAAGCTCGTTCGCGATCTCGACGTACTCGCGGATCTCCCGGCGGACGCCGCGGATCGCGTCCCGGGCGTCTTCGACATGGTCGCGCCAGTTCTTCGTGTGGCGGAAGGAGAAGGTAAGACCGGTCCGGTCGCCTTCCGCTTCGGCCGCCCGGAACGTGTTCGCGCAGACGATCCGGACCATGGTCGCCCGCGCCGCGGTCGAACCGCCCGCGTCATGGCGCGACGTAAGCGCGACATAGGGCATGGTGAGCGACCGGTCGCCCTTGACGGCGATGGGCTCGTCGAGCCGGACGAGCATCCAGACCTTCGTACCGCCCGCGAGCGACCCGCCGGTCTCGACGCGGAGGTTATCGCGGTCCTGTTCGAGAACCGCTTCGAGGATCTCGCCGAACGCCGAGTGACGGATAACCTCGTAGCTCGCCTTCGTACAGGCGAGCGTCTTCGTCGGGTCGTCGTCCCGGCCGACGCGCTGCCACCCGTCGATAGCGGGGTAGGCGGTCTCGCGGACCATGCGGACGACGCGGTCGATCTTCTCGCCTTCGGTACCGTCCGTCCCGAGCATGATCCGAGCGATCTGGACGCGGAGCGCGTCGTCGTCGAGATCCGACCGGTAGACGTCGAACGGCTCGGGATCCCAGTCGAGACCGGCCAGGACCCGAGCCGCTTCCCATGAGTTCGGGTAGTCGGCGAGGACTTCGCCTTCCCGGTGCCACGGGACCTCTCGGACGGAGAACATTTGATCGACTTCGGCTGGCATGTGGATTCACCGATCCTTGCTGGTAGGAGACCCGGGCGGTTCCCGGCTCGTCCCGTAGACCTAAGTCTACGCGGCGGGTCGGACATAGCGCTAGGCGAGTCGGACAGCTAAACTTAGGAGAAGTTCTAACCGAACGAGGGGAGATTCCGATGGAAGCGACACGGCGACGGCCGAACCGGTCCGTCGCGCTCGACCTGGCCGAAGTCCGTAGGCTCCGGTGTTACCGCGGGCTCTCCTACTCCGAGCTAGGGCGGCTGACCGGCTACTCCGACGTTCACGTCGGGCTCGTCGAGCGCGGGCTCCAAGGCGCGAGCCCGAAGTACGCCCGGGCTCTCGCGAAGGCTCTACTCGGCCGCGAAGACCGGCTCTCCCAGATCCTTAAGGCGGAGACGTGAACGGCCCGGTAGTCCCGGCGGGTACCCGCGGGCTGTTCCTTACCGCGCTCGTCCTCGCCGTCTTCGCCGACCATCCCGCGCTAATGTTCGGCGTCGCTCTCGCCGCCGGGATCGTGCTGCTCGGCGCCTACCTTCTCTTCCGGTACGCGCTCGCCTGCTGGGACTACTGGCGCTTCGTTCGGACCGGCCGATGGGCTACACAGGAGGTCCGGGTCGGCGGCGAGACGATCCTCGTCCGGGATGCCGGGTTCCGGGTCTCTCCGCCGAGCCCGCCCGACGCCTAAGCTCTAAATCCTGGATGGTGAACCATGAACCGCGGGTCAACCTTCGCGCTCCCGGTCGTCGGCTCCGCCGGGCTCTGGCTCTACGCCGGGACGCCCGGTTCCTGGGCCGGGCTTACGCTCGCCGAGCTATTCGCGCTCTCCCTATGGCCGCTCGCCGTCGTCGCGGTCGCGGTCGGCGTCCCGTACTGGCTCGCGCTAACCGTCCCGCGGACGTGGCGCGCCGACTGGCGGAACCGGGACGGCGCTCCGCCGCGGAACGAGCAGCGATCGTCGAGAATCCCGGCCCGGTACCGGCGGGCCGTCCTCTTCGCCGACCGCGCCCGCTGCGTCTACTGCGGGAGCGGGCTCGTCGTCGTCGTAGACGAGCTACACCTCGACCATAAGACGCCTTGGTCGTGGGGCGGGCTCTCGAAGCTCCCGAACCTCTTCGTCCTATGCGGCGAGCACAATCTAGTGAAGATGACCTTCTGGGTAGACGCCCGCGGCGTCGAGCATGGGAAGACGTCGGACCGGGCGACGGCCCGGGAGATCTTCGCCGCCGAGCGGCGCGCCCGGTGGAACCCGGCCCGGTGGTGGCGGATCGCTTGGAGCTTCTCATGATCGCGAAGAAGCGGTCGCCGCTCCGCGTCCGGAAGATTATCGCGCAGCATTACGCCCACCCGTCGCAGAGCTATACGACGTGCGGGCGGCTCGTCGGCCCGTCGCTCGACTACTCGACCGATTTCGACGAATGGAAGAAGAACGTCCGCGGCTTCGCCTGCTGCTCCTGCCGTCGCTACCTAGGGCTCCCGACGTGAACGGCGGGCTCGTCGGCCCGGGCGGGTTTATCTCGAAGATCCGGCTCCGCCCCGGCGAGCTACTTCTCGGCTCCCGCGGGATCCCGGCCTACCCGGGCGACTCCGGGATCGTCTTCTATCTCGGGCACAACGAAGAGAACCTTCTCTACGTCGCGCCGCTCGGCGCTCCGCCGTTCCAAGAGCCCGAGTGGCCGTACCCGATCTCGGCGACGTGGATCCTCGTCGGCCCGGTCGGCGACCTTCCGTCCGAACACCCGCTCGGCGACGTCGCCGTCGCGTACCGGCGGGCGGTGGCGATGTGCCAGTAGCGACCGGCTCGCTCTGTACCGGCTACGGCGGGCTTGAAGCCGCGGTCGCTCATGTTCTCGGCGGCGAAGTCCGCTGGGTCGCCGATAACGACGCGGACGTCGCCGCGCTGCTCGCGCACCGCTACCCCGGTCTCCCGAACCTCGGAAACATAAAGCTGATCGACTGGGCCGGCGCGCTCGACTCCGGCGCGCTCGACCGGGTCCGGGCCGTAACGGGCGGCTACCCGTGCCAGCCGTTTAGCCATGCCGGGCGGCGACGCGGAACCGACGACCCGCGGCACCTATGGCCGTCGATAGCGGTCGCGGTCCGCGCTCTACGTCCGGAGTTCGCCGTCTTCGAGAACGTCTCGGGACACCTGTCGCTCGGCTTCGACGTCGTCCTCCGCGACCTCGACGGGCTCGGCTATGACGTCTGGTGGGTCGTCGTCCGCGCCGCGGATATCGGCGCGCCGCACGAACGGGCTCGCGTCTTTATCCTCGCGGTCCGCCGGGACGTCGTAACCGCCCCGGCGCCGTCCCGGTTCCCGTTCGCGATTCTCGAGTCCGGCCGGTGGATGCGCCCGCAGGAGACGCTGTTCGGCCCGGTCGAGTACGCCGGGACGTTCCCGACCGCCGGTTCGATGCGGGACGGGCGGGTCTACCGGGCGAACCCGCCGTCGCCGTACCGGGCGATAGGTCTTCTCCCGAGCCCGGACGCGGGCGGCTTCGGCGACAAGCCGGAGACGGTTATCGCCCGCCGGGAGCGGGAGCTAGCGAAGGGACAGAACGGGAACGGGTTCGGGCTGACTCTCGCGATGACCGTCGCGCTCGCGGGACGCGCCGAGACGCGGCTCCCGACGCCGACCGTCGCCGATTCCCGCGGGTCGCGGAATACGACGTCGCCGCGGCGGGACGGGTCGGCGCATCATGACGGGACGACGCTCGCCGACGTCGCGGATCTTCTCCCGACGCCGCGGGCGGCTCGCGGCGCGTCCGGGACAGAGACGATGTACGCGCTCGGCGGGCGGTTTTCGGCCGCGGACCGGCCGCAGGGCGAAGTCTTGCTTCCGACGCCGGAGCATTCGGACGGGTCGGGCGGG